TAGTTCTTAGTTAATACCCTTTGATATGCTCTGTAAACCCTACTAATAAAGGCTTTAGTGCTGAAATACTGACCTTATATAGCTAGGGGGAGGCTCATTACTGCTCCCGTAAACAATGTGGACACCACCCCTCATACAAGAAACAGACTTTCAATAATACCCCCTTTAAACAACGATCAAACCCCTTTAAATCTAAAAGAAACACCCCTTAGTGTGTCTATCTGTAATACTTAGTAGTTAAATAGGTAAAAGTCTAAAAATAAAAAAAGCTGATATGAAAGGGATAAGTGACAACTGCTCACGGGGAATATACAAAGTATCTATATGTATTACCGATTTCGTAATAAAAACTAAAAACTGGTATAATGTAGGGCATGTCAGAAGAAAAGAAAAAGAAAGGTAATCCAGCTTTATTTAAAGGCATGAAACCTTTGAATCCAGCAGGTAGACCTAAAGGCTCAGAGAATAAATATACTGCTCTTGCTAGAGCGTTAATGAGTGAGAACGCAGAAGAGATTGTTAGGGTTGTGCTTGAGAAAGCAAAAGATGGAGATGTGCATTGCATAAAGATGTGTCTTGATCGCATACTTCCTGTCCACAAAGCTATTGACCCTAACAGTGCAAAGAGCGATGCTCAAGTAATTATTAATGTAGCTTCTCTTGAGTCAATACAAAAAAAAGCTAGTACCTTTGATGAGGCTGAACTTATTGAGCCTGAAGAAAAGACTGACGATGAAGTGATTGTTAATATAGATACTTCCCCTATGACTGATAAATTTAATAAATAGATGAATTGTTGGCATTGTTCAAGCGAGTTAATTTGGGGTGGCGATCACAGCCTAGAAGAAGATGAATGTGAGGAGTACGATATGGTAACTAATTTATCTTGTCCTAATTGTGAGGCTTTTGTAGAAGTTTATATGCCAAGAATAAAAGATGCCTGAGTTAAACCTAGACCTGCACCCTGCTCAACTGGAAATATTCCATTCGGACAAACGCTTTAAGATAGTAGCTGCTGGTCGTAGATTTGGAAAGTCCTACCTCTCTGCTTGGTTATTACTTATTAAAGCTATTCAGTCTGAAAGTAAAGATGTGTTTTACATAGCGCCAACCTTTCAGCAAGCTAAAGACATAATGTGGCACATGCTAAAGGAATTAGGTCGAGATTTAATTGCCCAGGCGCATGAGAATACTGCGGTGCTTACTTTAGTTAATGGCAGGAAGATATACCTCAAGGGATCAGACCGACCAGAAACACTAAGAGGCGTTGGCTTGGCATATGTCGTGCTTGATGAATATGCTTCTATGAAGCCTGTAGTGTGGGAACAGATAATAAGACCTACTCTTGCAGATGTTAAAGGTGAGGCTTTCTTTATTGGTACGCCAGCAGGAAAAAATCATTTCTTTGATTTATATAAAGATGCTTTAGAAGATGATGACTGGGAAGCCTTTCAGTTTAACTCAACGGATAATCCGTATTTACCGCCAGAAGAGATTGAGGCATCTAGAAAAACAATGTCCTCTATGTCTTTTAGGCAAGAGTTTGAGGCTTCTTTTGAAACAGGATCAGGTGGTATATTTAAAGAGGAATGGTTTAAAGTTGATGACGAGCCAGAAGAAGGTAACTTTGTTATTGCTGTTGACCCAGCAGGTTATGAAGAAGTAGAGAAAGAAAGGAATCTTAAAAGGTCAAGACTGGATGAAACTGCTATTGCTATTGTAAAGATTGATCGTGATAAGTGGTGGGTTAAAGACATCTTACATGGCAGATGGAACATTAAAGATACTGCTAAGAAGATATTAAAGTCAGCTATTTTAGTAGAAGCAACTACAGTAGGCATAGAAACAGGTGCTTTAAGAAACGCTATCTTGCCTTACCTTGAAGATGAAATGAGAACGGAAGGTCAATGGGTCAGTATTGCAGAGCTTAGACATGGTGGTAAAAGAAAGAACGACAGAATTACTTGGGCTTTGCAAGGAAGAATGGAACATGGTCAAGTAACTTTTAACCCAGACAAAGATTGGAAAGCGTTTAGCAACCAAATGATGGATTTTCCTAATAGGCTTGCACATGATGATTTACTAGATGCCCTAGCTTACATAGACCAAGTATCGGTTGCTGATTTTGCACACACAGTTGAGTTAGAAGAAGATTGGAGTCCAATGGATGCGATATCAGGATATTAATATGGAAGATGAAATAGATTTTGAACAAATGAGTGAAGAAGAGATCAATGAAATACTTGTTTACTCTGAAACACAAGAAAACTTACAAGAGCGATACGAATGTGCCTGTCAAATACTAGCTAATATGATAGAAGATATGGAATTTGGCGCTTACTCTAATTCTGAGATGGTTGACATGACAATTTGCAAGATGTTTATTGATGGTTTTATTAATGTAGAAAAAAAACCTCGTCAATATCATTAATCGTAGAATAATATTCTACAAATGCTCTAGTAACCCTAATAGAAACCCCTTTTTATGGTATAATATAGCAAAACTTTTCTAAAGGATATTATTGATGAACCCTTATGGATAATAAAGAACATAAATACCAGGCTTTAGCTAGTTGGCTCAATTATCGACTAGATGGATGGCGCACTCACAGAGATATAAACTACATTCCTCAATGGGATGAATACTATCGCCTGTGGAGAGGTATATGGGCAGCCGAAGATAAAACTAGGCAGTCAGAAAAGTCAAGAATTATAGCACCTGCTCTACAACAAGCTGTTGAGTCAAGTGTGTCAGAACTTGAAGAAGCAACTTTTGGTCGTGGTAAGTGGTTTGACATAAAAGATGATATGTTAGATGAAGATCCGTCAGAAGCAGAGTATATACGCAACTTGTTACAGGAAGATTTGGAAAAGACTGGCTGTAAAGACGCTATCTGTGAAATCTTTCTTAATGGGGCAGTCTATGGAACAGGGATAGGTAAAATAGTTGTCGATCAAACGATTGAACGCTCCCCCTCTGAAGTACCAGTCGCAGGTACTCTTACCACCACTCGTCAGTTAGTGGAAATCCCTTCTATAGATGTTCGCATTGAACCAATTAGTCCAAAAGAATTTCTTATTGACCCTTCTGCTAACAGTATTAACGAGGCTTTAGGTGTTGCCCATGAAGTTATTAAACCTAGATACCATGTTATTGAAGGTATGCGCTCTGGTATATACAGAGATGTACCTCTTGATGGAGATTATCAAACAGCAAGATTTTCTTACGATCCAGAAATTAGAAGTCAAGACGAATCAGACTCCGTAAAGATTACAGAATATTGGGGTAAAGTTCCAAAGCGTTTTTTAAAGGCAAAAGCAGATAAAGATGACTTTGAATACAATAAATCAGATGAATTAGTAGAAGCTGTAGTAACTATAGTAAATGATGAATACATTTTACGAGTAGAAGAGAACGCTTTTATGATGGTAGACCGCCCTTTTGTTTCTTATCAACATGACTGCGTACCAAACAAGTTTTGGGGTAGAGGCGTTTGTGAAAAAGGCTACAACCCACAAAAAGCATTAGATGCAGAAATGAGAGCAAGAATTGACTCTTTGGCTTTAACTACAACGCCAATGATGGCTGCTGATGCAACTCGATTGCCACGAGGTATTAAATTTGAAGTCCGCCCAGGTAAAACAATACTAACTAATGGCTCTCCTAGAGAAGCTATTATGCCTTTAGACATGGGTCAAACCGATCAGTCAACATTTATGCAGGTAACATCGCTGCAAAACATGATTCAAATGGGTACAGGAAGCACTGATACTGGCAGTTCAGGTAATGATACAGCTAGTGGTATGTCTATGATGCAGTCTGCAGCTATCAAAAGGCAAAAACGCACATTAATGAATTTTCAAAATACCTTTCTTATCCCTATGATTAACAAATCAATGTGGAGAAAGATACAATTTGATGTAGACCGCTACCCTGTTACTGATTATAAATTTGTGCCTTACTCAACAATGGGCATTATGGCTAAAGAGTTAGAAATGCAGCAAATGGTGCAAATGTTACAAGCTGTTCCTAAAGACTCACCTGCGTTTAATGTTATTTTGTTAGCAACATTTCAAAATTCTTCTATGCACAATAGAGATCAAATTGTTAATGCGCTTATGCAAGGTGATGAGCCTAATCCAGAAGAACAGCAAATGCAAGAAGCTCACATGCAATTAGAAATGCAGCAGCTTGAAGCAAACATTGCTAAAACTCAGGCTGAAGCACAAGAAGAACAAGCAAAAGCTATGAAATGGCAGTCAGAAGCTATGACTAACCAGCCTAACGAAATAGATTTCCAAGAGAAGATACTTAAACTTCAAAAAGATCAGATAACTATAGAGAAGATGGCTGCTGATATAGAGAATAAGCGAAGTGAGACTGCTCGTAACATACCAGAAGTAGATCATTTACAATCTGAGACTATATTAAATCTAGCTAAAGCTAGAGAAGCTGGTACAAAATCAGTTATAAACGGAAACTTTCAATAAAGCGATAACCATCTATGGCAAAAACAGATGAACGGTTTATAGAAGATAGATTAGCAATGATGGAGTCAGAAGGATGGCTTGATCTTATTGCTGATTTAAAAAACATTCAGACTAATGTAGTAGATATCGACACA